AGAGGGCTATAATAACTTAGTTATTAATGGTCGATTAGTTCATATTTGGAGAAAACTTAATGATCACTTTAAGCTAGACAAGGAGTTATATGACTTTGCTATCTCGCTCTGAAATAGGACATTGGGAATATTCTTATAGATTTGATCCTACACAATGGTTTGGATTTCTCTATGTTATTGAAAATAATATTACTGGACAATTTTATATTGGTAAAAAACAGTTTTTTCATAGAGGTAAAAAACGATCACGTACTTTTGGCAAAGAAATGACTTGGAGAACTTATATGGGTTCTTCAACACACCTTAAGCTTGATATTAAAAAGTACGGTCAGAAAAATTTTACTTTTAAAATTATAGAGTTATATAAGACTCGTGGTGGTTTATATTATGCAGAAGCTTACACTCAAATGCTTTGTGAGGTTATGACTGCTAAGAAAAAAGATAAACCTGTTTCTTATAATCGCCAAATTGCAGCTATTAGGTTTATACCACCAGAAGAACCAACTAAACGTACAAAATCTTGTATCAACAAGTTAAGAAAGAAATACTTATGAAAATACATCCAATATCACCTGCTCTTTATTTAGCAGGTATGGTAACATTATTTGTAACTCTTATAGGTTATATTATTGACTTCCCATGGTTTGACCCTGTATTAGCAATTATTATTTTCTTGTTTTGTCAAGAAGCAAGTAAGTTTGTAGCAGAATTTACTATGGAAGAAGAAGATGGGAAGAATAATTAATAGAAATCAACCCTGTGAAAAATGTGGAAGCAGCGATGCTAAACAAATTTATGAAGAAGGCTCTGCTTATTGCTTTTCTTGTAAATCATTTTTTCACTCACCTGATGAGGGTCATATGAATGCAAAATTTAATCAGGATGATTGGGATGACTTTGAGGAACCCGTTATCCAAGCTTATAATAACTACGCTTGTAGGGGTTTTAAAGAACGTAATATCTATAAGCAAGTTAGTGAGCATTATGGTGTTAGGGTTTCTTATGATGTCGATGGCAACATTGATGCTCATTATTACCCTTACTACCATGATAATAATCTTGTTGGATATAAGATCCGACAATTGCCTAAAACCTTTCGTTCCATTGGGCGAGTTAAAAGTGGAGTCTTTGGACAACATCTCTACACAGGAGGTAAACGACTCGTTATTACCGAAGGCGAATTAGATGCAATGGCTGTACAAGCGGCTTGGTATAAGAAGTATAAAACTTTTTATCCTGTTGTGTCTCTTCGTTCTGCATCTTCAGTTAAAGATTTAATTGAAATTCGTGATTGGCTTAAAAACTTCGATGAAGTTGTTCTATGGCTAGACAATGATGATGCGGGTAGAGAGGCTGCTAAAGAAGCTGCTAGAATTATTGGTTATGAGAAAGTTAAAATTGCTTCTTGTACTGAAAAAGACGCTAGTGACCTGTGGATTAAAAACCCTGATCAAGTTCTTAAAACTATCTATGATGCCTCCGTTTATACTCCTGCAGGTATTCTTACTTCTGAAGAACTTTGGCAGCAACTAGAAAAGTATAATGAAATGGAGTCAGTGCCTTATCCTGACTTTATGGAGGGTCTTAATGAAAAACTTAAAGGAATGCGTTTTGGAGAAATCACTCTCTGGACTTCAGGAACAGGATCAGGTAAAAGTACGCTTCTTCGGGAAATTGCTTTACATTTACTTGAGCGAACTGATGATAAAATCGGCATTATCAGCTTGGAAGAAAGCCCCGCCGAAACTGCGCGTAAGATGTCTGGCATGGCTATTAACAGAAATCCTGCAAAAGAGGAAATACCCTTAGATGAACTTAAAACAGGTTTTGATAGCGTATTTTCTGGTGATCGTGTTATGGTGCTTGATCATCAAGGTAGTATTTCAGATGGTTCCATTATGGATTTTCTTGAGTATATGTGCCTTAGCGGGTGTAGGTATTTGTTTATTGACCATATCACTATTCTCGCTTCTGAAGGAACAGAAGGTCTTACAGGCAATGAAGCAATCGATAAAATAATGAATGATTTGCTTTCACTAGCAAAGAAACATGAAGTATGGATTGGCTTAATTAGCCATTTACGTAAAACAGATAATTCAGGAAAATCCTTTGAAGAAGGCAAATTACCTTCAATGGATGACATTAAAGGTTCTGGCTCTATTAAACAAATTAGTATGGATATTATTGCTTTTGCTAGAAATGTTGGTTCAGATAATCCTGAAGAGCGTAACACTATTAAAACAAAAGTACTTAAATGTCGTTATACTGGTTTAACTGGTCCTTCAGGAAGTTTGTATTATGATTTTGATACTGGTAGACTTTGTAAAGGCAATGATGAATTTACTGAAGAAAGGTTTATGACAGTATGATGGACGTACAACATGTCTTCTTACTATCTATTATATATCAATTACTTGACTCAGGAGGCAATTCTTCTGAGTTAAGTCCTAATGTACAAGACTGGTTAGCAGGAATTTTAGAAGAATATGAGAAAGCAGAAGGTGAAGAACGAGAATTTTTTGATAGAATATATTGGTATGCTGACACCTTCTTAAACGAACAAAATGGAAAAGAAACTTTAAATTAAGGAAAACACAAATGGATCCATATCGCTCATTTATCCATCTGTCTCGCTATTCACGTTTTCTAGACGAAAAAAATCGTCGTGAAACTTGGAAGGAGACTGTAGATAGACTTATTGGCTTCTGGCGCTCACGAGCACAGAACGTAGTCAGTGAGGAAGAATTTCAAGAATTACATGATGCTATATACAATCACGAAGTAATGCCCTCTATGCGTTCTATGTGGTCAGCAGGTAAAGCTCTTGAGCAAAACCATTTTCGTGGATATAACTGTAGCTTTGCTGCTGTTGATCACCCACGAGTGTTTGATGAAATCCTGTTCATCCTTATGGCTGGTACAGGTGTTGGCTTCTCTGCAGAAGCTCAATATGTAAATAAATTACCAATTATTAATGATATCTTTCGTAAAACTGAACGTACTATTGTTATTGAAGACAGTGCAGAAGGTTGGGCCAAGGGGCTGCGTAAATTAATTGCTGACTTATATATGGGTAACGAGCATGAATGGGATTACTCTAAGATTCGTCCAGAGGGCGCACGACTTAAGACTATGGGTGGACGGGCTAGCGGTCCAGAACCACTTATGGATCTTTTTGACTTTGTAACAAAATCATTTAAAAAAGCTGCAGGTCGTAAACTTCGTCCTATTGAAGTACATGATATTGTTTGTAAAATTGCTGAAGTAGTAGTTGTAGGTGGTGTACGCCGCTCTGCTCTTATTTCTTTATCTGATTTAGGAGACCCTGAAATTCGAGATGCTAAGTCAGGTCAATGGTGGGAAACAGAAAAACAACGTGCTTTAGCAAATAACTCTGCTGTTTATGATAACAAACCTTCCATGTCTGTTTTTATGGATGAGTGGATTGCACTTATGAAATCTGGTTCTGGTGAACGTGGTATTTTTAATCGTGGTGGTGCTCAAGCTATGGCTCCTGAACGCCGTGATTCAGAACATCTTGTTGGAACAAACCCTTGTGCAGAAATTCAACTTCGCTCAAATCAACTATGCAACTTAACAGAAGTAGTTTGTCGTAGAGAGGATGGGCCAGAAGAACTACGTAAGAAAGTTCGTCTTGCTGCTATTTTAGGCACATTACAAGCTTCTTTAACAGACTTTAAATATGTTCGTAAGATATGGCAAAAGAACTGTGAAGAAGAAGCTTTGTTAGGCGTATCTTTAACTGGTATTCAAGATTGTAGAATACTGCGTAATCCTCACCCCGTGTTATTAGAAGATCTAAAAGAACACGCTATTGCTACTAATATTGAATTTGCTGAACGTCTTGGAATTAGTCCTGCAGCGGCAGTAACAACAGTTAAACCATCAGGAACTGTATCACAACTTGTTGATAGTGCTAGTGGTATTCATGGTCGCTTTAGTCCTTATTATATTCGCAATGTAAGACAAGCTAATAACGATCCACTAACGCAGTTTTTAAAGGATCAAGGTGTACCTAATGAAGCGGATGTTATGAATCCTGCTAAAACTACTGTCTTTTCTTTTCCAATTGAATCACCAAAAGGTGCTGTAATTGCAGGAAAACAAACAGCTATTGAACAACTAGAAAACTGGTTAGTGTTCCAACAACACTGGTCAGAACATTCTGTGTCTGTTACTGTTTATGTTAAAGAACACGAATGGATGGAAGTAGGTGCTTGGGTTTATAAAAACTTTGATCATATTACAGGAATTAGTTTTTTACCTTATTCTGACCACACTTATCAACAAGCACCTTATATGGACTGTGATGAAGTAGCTTATCATCGTGCGGTTAAGGCAATGCCTAAAGTAGACTTCTCTCGTCTTGCAGAATACGAACAAGAAGACAATACAGAAGGCTCTCAAACATTAGCGTGTGTAGCAGGTGGTTGTGAAATTTAATGACTCGTAATCGGCGTAAAAAAGTCGGTAAAGTTGAATCCCCTTGTATACTTGTTTGTAAGATTAAAAACGGGTATTGCGAGGGGTGCAAACGAACACCTGAAGAAATTCGTGATTGGATTATAATGTCTGAATACGAACAACAAAAACTTAAGTATGAACTTATGTGGAGAAAAGAAAATAGGGGTAAAGTGTTACGGTAGCACATTGGATTCCAAATCCAAAAGACTGGGTTCAATTCCTAGTACCCCTGCCAATACCTGACGTTAAAGAACAATAGAGGTTAAAATGATAGTTCAAAGAAGGTCTATACTTACTCAAAAAGTAAACACAATGAACTTAAACGTTACAGAAGAACAGCTTATTAGACAAAAACAAGGAGAGCTTGTTCAAGATGTTTTTCCAGAGCTTTCAGCTGATGAAAGAGAATTTTTAATTTCAGGTATTACTCCTGAAGAATGGTCTACACATATAGAAAGTAGTAATTTATGAAGTATCAAAAGAAAAACTCTAAGAAAACTTCTCAGGGTAAAGGCAATGTAAAGTTGTCTTCTATGAATAAACATAAAAAACGTAACAAAGGATTGTATAATGGCGGAAAAACTGGGTAAAATAATTGGTACTATACTAGGTTATGCTACTGCAGCTACTATTACTGTTTATATTGGTTTGTCTATACTTAATTGGCTTGGCATTACGCCATGACTAAAGTTATAGATTTTAAAAGTATAAAAGAAGCTAAACAATTCAAAAAGTTACAAAAAGAGGCTAAATCATTTCATGACTTGGTTCTTGACTATTGTGACGAAATTTTTCCTGAAGGTGTCGTTTTAATTGCGATGGTAAACGGTGAACTAGAAATTTCTTCAACAATAGAAGATGAAGAAACTATGTTTGCTGCTACCTATGCTGCAGCTAAAACTATTAAAGATAAACTCGATGGAGAATAAAAATGTATGCTGCTATATTAATAGCTTGTATAAACGAAATATGTACAGTTCAAGCTAGTCCTGCTGTACTTAGAACAGAAGAAGATTGTTATGCGACTTTAGCTAGCGGCATAGCTTTATTTGAAAATTCAGGTGCAAAAGTACCTGTATATAAGTGTGTAAAATTAGTGGAAGATAAAAATGCTACTTGAAGTTTTAATACTAGGTTTAGCTCTTATTGGTGTAATTACTATTGTTAATGAAGCAATGAAAGCTACTAGTGTTTATGAAATGAGTATCTTTAAACGATACTGGAACTATATGAATACTTGGCGAGAACACAGAGAAACTATAAAACAACTTAATAGCTTAACTGATAAAGAACTTAATGATATTGGTATTTCTCGTGCTGATATTGATCGTCTTGTGTGGCTTGGAGAAGATAAGACTATGCGTGGTCGTGGTGGAGAAAAAGAATGACAGTAGAAGAAATGGCTTCAACAATGTTTGATGAGTATTGTGACGGGGGGTTTGACTTTGACACTAGTATGACTTTTGACGAAATCTTTCGTAAAATCTATGTTGATGCAGTTACAGCAACAGTAGCAGTATATGAACCTGAAGAGGAACTTGAAGAATAATGTACTATGTTATTGGTAAAGATGATTGTCCTTGGTGTGATAAAGCTAAAGAAGAGCTTGATAAACCGGGAAATCCACCTTATGTATATAAAAATTTAAGCAAGCTATCAAAAACAAAAAGAGAGCAATGGAAAGACTTTATTAATAACGAACTAAGCAAAACTACTGTTCCTGTTATAATTAAAGTAATTGGCGGTTTTACGGATTTAAAAGAGGAATTAGAAAATGAGTGAAGAAAAACCAAAAGTAACTATTAAAGGCAAAGAGTATTTAATTGAAGATTTAAACCAAAATCAACAATATATGGTCGCTATGCTAAGTAATTATGAAGCTAAGGCAAAGTCTATGCAAGATGAAGTTTTAGTGCTTCAAGCAGGTTGTGCAAAGCTAATCGAAGACCTTGTGAAAGATATTGAAACTCCAAAAGATGACAGCTGATAATACTAATAATAAGAAACCTAAAGGTCGTCCTCGTGGAAGGGCGGCTAAAGTAAAACTTAAACACAACCCTAAAACTGCTTTTGAAGACCTTTTAAAAAAGTATAAAGAAGTAACTGACTGGGGTATTTTTGGCATAGATGATTTTACGATGGAAGTAATTAACAGGCTCTGGAATAATCCAGAAATTACTTTCCATGTTACAGATCTTAATGAAGATCGATTGTCTTATGCTAATAGGATTTACGGGCAGAGAAGCTTTTCTATGTATCGTTGGAATATTTACTCTCATCAAGGTTTTATAGAAACACCTTGTGTTGAAGTAATGTTGTGTTCTAAACTTGTTTGGGAAGAAATAAGTAAACTTCCTAATCCTTACGATGTTGATCTTATACTTTTGGAAGAAATTTAAATGATTAGTACTGTTGAAACTTTTATTCCTAAAAATCAAAATAAAGACTATATGCTTGTTGATTTTGTTGAAATGAAAAAGACACATAACGCTGTAATGGCTGACATAATGGTGGTCAGTTATAAAGGCAAAACTTATGAACTGTTGTGGGATGACCACTATTCTTACTTTTCTGGAACTGTCAAAGGAGAGTTCGGCTTTATACCATAGGAGGGTACTATGCCTTTTAAAGCATTTTTTAAAGACCTTAAAGATGGTCTTATGGAAAACAAAAAACCTTTAGCTATCGGGCTAATTGTAGGAGTTGTTTTAGCTCACTTTGTTAGTTGAGTTAAAATAGTTTGAAGAGGGGGCGTTGGTACGCTAGTCTGAACTGGGACAATACAGTAAAGAGCCTAATTGTCTAGGTGTTGTAGGTTCGATTCCTACCTCCTCTTCTAATAACAAAGGAAAGATTATGAAAACTATTAAAAATCCAATGGCTAAAGACTTAAGAACACCTAAGTATAAGCCTCAAGTAATACCTAATAAAAAGAAATGTAATAAAGTTAAACACAAAAAGAGACTCTCTCAGAGCATACTGTAGCTGCCTTTAAGGTGGTTATGGTGTGTTCTGAGAGGGTCTTTTATTTTTTTTTTTTTTGAAAGAGTAGTCTTATGAAATGGATACTAATACTAATATCATACTGGGATGGAAATATATTAACTGTTGGCGATGGAGTATTTGAAAATCATATTGAATGCTTTGAAGCTAGAGAAAAGTTAGGAAAAGAAATGAGTGGTGAATCAGGGTATTTTCCTGTTAATCTACAAGCTATTTGTATGAGAATAGATGACGCTTAGCCTGTTTAACAATACCTGACGTTTAAGAATAACTTTGCTAGGTTCTACCTAAAAGAGATACTTAGGACTCACTACTGACATCTGAAAGTGAGTATCCTCATGACCCCCGATGATGTCCGTCTCATGGAGACATTAATTAACACTCTAGGACGGGGGTTATATCTCTTTTAGGTATCCTAGTGTAAGCATTCTTTAGGAGTTTAAAAATGAATTTTTCACAATTTCACTCGGAGCCTTTTTACTTAAAGGTTTCAAAAGGTAAGGTAAACGGTCACTCTTATATTCATAAGTTTGGTGCTGTTCCTGCTATGTCACAAAGCACTACAGGTACCATTTGGGATGTAAACGATACACTCTACCCGTGGTCTTCTTTTAATGTTGCTTCTAACTTAACTATCCCAGCGGTTAATGCTTCTGATGATGGTAAGACTATTATTATTCAAGGGTTAGACGCTAACTATAACCTTAAGTCACAGCAGGTAGTGCTTTCTAGTTCTGGTGCAGTGCAAACTACAGCCTTTATTCGTGTGTTTCGTGCTTATATTACAGATGCTACAGGTAATGTGGGTGATATTGACATTAACGTTTCTACTACTACTGTTGCTCGTATTACAGCGGGTAAAGGACAAACTCTGATGTCTGTTTACACTATTCCTGCAGGGTTTACAGGTTACTTAGTGAGTACTAATGCTACTTGTCAAGCAGGTGCCGATGCTAGTGTAGATACTTTTACACGGTATTCTGGTGAAAATGCCTTCCGTGTTACTCATAGTTTTGAGTTAACAGGCAACGGTGGACCTTACAACACAGAGTTTACAATTCCTCTTAAGTTAACTGAGAAAACAGACATTGACATGAGAGCAACAACACGTTCAAATAATGCTCGTATTACTTCTACTTTTGATATCTTGTTGAGTAATAACAGCTATATTCACATGGAAAAGTAAATAATATTATTTGGAAAAACTAAATAATCTTTTTTAAATAAAAACAATGACTTATCTTAGTAAGTTATTAAGTATTTGTAAACAATAAAAAAATTTTAAAAAGTTTTAATAACACATCATAAAGGAATTTAGTATGCCTGGAAATCCTAACCCAACAGTCAAAAAGATTGCTCCAGGGCCAGGACGTCCGAAAGGTTCTAAGAATATCAACTCTATGGCTTCAGTCCGTAAACTTGAAGAGCTTGGTTTTGACCCTATTGAACACATGGTCAAGAAGTACCATGAAATTCAAAAGCAGTTAGATAACTTAGAGTCTCTTGGAAAGTCTACGTCTGGTGCCTTTGCACAGTTGACAGCCACACAAGGCCAGCTAATTAATAATTTAATGGCTTATGGCTACAAGAAGATCCCTGATAAAATTGAACAAGAAGTTACTGAAAAGAAACCAATTAGTATTTTACTCACAGACAATGACAACAAGGATAAGAACCATGAGTAATTCAGATAATACTTGGCATTTATCTAGAAGTGTACCTATAACTTTTATTTTAGCCATTATACTTCAAACTTCGGGAATGGTGTGGTATGTATCAACACTTGATTCAACTGTTGAAATTAATGCTCGTGATATTGCACGACATGAAATACGTATTGCAGAAATGGAAAAAACACAACAAGAATTAGCATTAATGAATGCTCGTATAGACGAAAATATTAAAGCAATTCGAGAAATGATGGAAGCTTCAAGACAGGAGACCTACTAATGCCAATTGTAAAAGGAAAAAAATACCCTTATACTAAAAAAGGAAAAATGGCTGCTAAGAAGGCTATGAAAAAGGCTACTAAGAAGAAGAAATAAATGGTAGATCCTTTAACTGCTCTTAGTGTCGCCTCTGCTGCAGTTAGTCAAATGAGAACTTTAATAAGTGCAGGTAGAGATGCATCTTCTGCTATGTCTTCTTTTGCAGGGGCTTGGAGTGATATTAATTATGCTGAAGGCAGGGCTAAAAACCCGCCTTGGTATAAATCATTTTCAGGTAGTGCAGAAAAAGAAGCTTTGCAAATTTATACAGCAAAGAAAAAAATGCAAGAGATGAAAAAAGAAGTTGAGGCTATGATACAGTTTATGCACGGCCCTTCTGGTTTAGAAGAATATAAAGACACTATAAGACGAGTTAGAGAAGAACGTAGAAAACATGCCTATCGAAAACAAGAAATTAAGCAAGCAATTATTGATTGGACTCTTGGAACCATAATCACATTAATAGCTATGGCTATTTTCGGTGTAATAATTTACTTTATAGGTATGGGTCAAGGTAGATGGTAACTTGTGCTTTCATAATGGCACTCTATAATCAATCCTTTATAAATGGATTTTACAAAGTATGTTATTATGATTGTAATGAAAAGAACAGCATATGGTATGATAGACGCTATGTTGTAAATCCTGACTACTATTGTCCTATGGAGATTACAATTGAAAATAATAAAAAGAAAAAATAAATATATTTTTTATGATGACGATGGTAAGATTATAATAATTACTTGTGATAGAAAACTAGGTAAACGTTACATTTTAGGAGGTGAATATGGGGCGATCAAATCCAAAGCTATGGGAGAGAGCCAAAGCCAGAGCTAAAGCTAAAATGGGCGGTAGGCATTCTGCTAGGGCTATGCAACTAGCGGCTAAGATATATAAAGATTTAGGTGGAAAGTATACAGGCAGTAAGACTAAGGCACAGAAGTCTATGACTAAGTGGACTAAACAAGACTGGGGTACTAAGAGTGGTAAGAATAGTGTTCATGGTAAAAATGCTACTGGTGAGCGTTATCTTCCTAAAGCAGATCGTGACAAACTCACCAAAAAACAGTATGCCTCCACCACTAGAAAAAAGCGAGCTGATCTTAAGAAGGGAAAGCAGTTTAGTCAACAACCTAAAAAAGTCAAAAAAAGGCTAGGTCGTAAAAAATGATAAAAAAGATTAAACAAAAAGATAGACAACAACAAATGAATAAGGCTTTTAAATATGGCTCTAAAGAGGGTGAACGCCATAATCCTTATAAAGCTGTTAAACCTGCTATTAAAGCTTATAAAAAAAGTTATAAAAAATGACTGTAGATTTAGGGCTTCTTGGTTATTTACCTCTTCCACAAATGCCTTTTGATAAGGTACAATCTAAACCTACAAATAAGCAAAGAATTGTAGAGGAAACTCATCATTCTATAGACAAAAGAAA